AAAAAAGGGGCAAATCAGAGAAGTTTTATCTTTTTGATGGTTTCGTTGTCCTTTTCTTTCTGCTTTTCCGTTATATGGAAATAGATCTGTCTTGTGATCCGGCTGTCCTTGTGGCCGACTCTTCTGGCTATCATTTCAAGAGGGACCCCGTTTTCTGCAAGCAGAGATACGTGTGTATGTCTGAGCGCGTGCGGTGTGATCTTATGATGGATCACGGCCTCACTGGTCTCCTTGAGATATTTTCGGTACGCAGAATAACAATCATCGAGCTGGTTGGCAAAAAATCGGGTTGACCGGTAATTATGCCTGAGCTGATCGGTGAGGAAATAAGCACGAATCTTCCGGATCACTTCGGCGAGTTCCGGCTGAATATATACCTCGCGGTTGCTGTCTGCTGTTTTGGCGTTATCGGAGATCCTCTTGTTTATGGGATCATAGGTCTTATTGACCGTAATCACATCCGTTATATCATCATTATTCAGGGCAAGGGCCTCTCCGATCCGCAGCCCAGAGAGAGCCAGGAATTCGGTGAGGAGCTTCCAGCGCGTGATCTTCATGCCGGCCAGGAGAGCAGCCAGTTCACTGGATTCCAGGAACTTATCCTCGATCCGTTCCTTCCTGTCTTTATCCTCAGGGATCTGAAGCTTGTCCAGGAAAGAAATATCGTCGATATAGTCAGCTTTATAAGCCCACCTCATCATGCGTTTAAAATGGGAGTAATAAGTATTGAGGGTAACGACTTGTTTGCCAGAATTATTTATTTTCTCAGAGACGAAACGTGCCGTCAGCTTATTGACATAAACATCCTCACCCAACAATTTGACCACGATGTCGCACATGAGTTCATCCCGCATCCAGGTCTGCAGCTTGGTCCGCTGCTTCTTCTGGTCGATGTAGAGCGCAGCCAGCTCCTTGAGCGTGATTTCCTGGCTGATACTGGCCATGGTTGCCTCATCAATCTTACGCCTCAATTCTTCCTCAGCAGCTTTCCGCGAGGCTCTGGTGTTCTTGTCCAATGTAACAGAGACACGCTTGTACTTTTCTGTCATTGGATCCATGTATCGCTCCACTGCCTTGAATTTCCCGTTTTTCAGTTCTTCGATCCACATAAAATACCTCCTTTAGGATTGTTTAAAAAACCCGGAGGTGGTAAAATCAATGGTGTCAAACGCATTGATGCCACCTCCGAGGTGACGTCACCAGGTCAACCGGTCCACTGCTCCAACAGAGGACCGGTTGTTTTATTGATACATCAGGACTGATTCCCAATCAGATGGAAATCCGATATGTTCTTTAAAGATGTGATTCTTATATTTTGCAAGAAGAACAACCAATGGATTCAAAACATCTGTATTCCAACTGTCTTTATCAGGATATAATTGTTTGAGCATATATATCTGAGAAAACAGCGTTCTGTCGGCAATAAAAGAATCACCTTGTGGAATTTTAGGAATTGCTGAAAACTTCCAGAAATATAGGCGAGAATAATGGGCACAACGGTTCCTTAAGTCGGTAAGGCATCTAAGCCAACTGGTTAAAGTTTGATAGTTTACCGAAAAATTGGAAAGAGCTAAGGCAGACTTATCAGGATTTTTCATATCAGTATAGAAATGAGAAAGCATGCCCATTGTAAAATAATCAATTATTACCCATATTGGAAACTTACCTCCATACTCGGAGATATGATGGTGAATTGATGGAGCCTTTTCATTTTCTTTTACAGTAGAGTATACTAAACCAAGAAATTTAACGTGGTCATGCTTCGAATTGTAATTATTTGCGTCTACATATCCATCGGCTCCATAATGATGGGCACTATAGTATGCTAACTGAGTACGCAGGAAGATTTCAATTTTTTCTATAGCAGCAGATAGAAGACTTCTCAATTCTGTGTCGAAATGGTATATCTCTATAAGCTGTTCAAATTTGACAGATTCATAACAAGATTCTGATGTTTTGCATCGAAACGGCAAAAGATATCCAGTAAAACGATAGTAATTTACATGTGAAAGAAAAGATTCACAAAATGCTCTATCTGTAACTATAATATTCCTGGATTCAAGAATGGAAACCTGTTGTTGATATGTAGTCGGAGATTTTAGAGGTTTAGACATAAATGGGCCCCCATTTGACACTTCTTCGAGAGGTGTGGGGGCTTCTGTCAAAAATAATTATACCAGTTACCCCCACTAAGTCAATAAGGTTAACAAAAATGTAACAAAAGATTTAATGTTGTCTCGTTTCTTTTGAATAATCCATATCAGGTTAGCCGGTTCCCTGTTGCAGCAGGGAGCCGGCTTTTCTTAATTTCAGTCCGGTACTTCAAACCCTTTCTCATTCGCTTCATTGTAGGACCATTCGATCAGGATGGTAAGCCGTCTCATCTCTTCCCTGGCTTTTGATATCGTATCGCTTCGTTTTGCACGATTGAGCGTCCTAACAGTCTTCTTCATGCGCTCGTACAGCCGGATGTGATGTTCCTTCCATTGCTGGTAAGCTTCTTCGCTTCGGTCAGCCTCCCGCTCGGCCTGCAGCTTCGCCCGGTATTCATCCCAGGAAAAAGTATTTCCGGGAGTGTAGTGTAGGAGTGGATGATCCGGCTCCCAGAAGGAAAGGAAGTATTTGACAAGCGCCTGATCATCCTCGAAGAGGTTGAACTGATATTCCCATTCCGGCTTGACGATGATCCTGTTGGCTGCTGCGATCGAGACGTCGAAAAACCTGCTGATGCTCTCAGCGGTCTTCAGGTGCTTCATGTACACGATTGGGTACGGTGCAAGGATATTGGCGGCAAAACGGTCCGCTGAGGGGTCATCATCGGTATTCAGAACGATATGGCCGAACTCATGCATGAGAGAGAAGCGGATCCGCTGGTGGCTGAGATTGTCGTTGTAGTAAACGATTTTGTTTACTGAGTCGGTGAAGGCATCCGGTGAGTACCTGCTGAGCCTGCGGAGCTCATCGGTGGACTTTGATGCTTCGATGTATGTTTTAACGGCATACCCGTAGGCCTCAAGGACCTTTATGCAGTCGAACGGGAATCCGGTTATATTGCACTTCTTATAGATTTTCAGAATTTCTTCTTCGTACAAAAGGAACACCTCACTGTTTATCAAGGATATTCATAATCTGCTTCATTTCATCCGGGGACAGGTTCTTATTTCCATTTCTGGCCACGAAACGCTTCTGGAAGGTCTCGATGACCTTCTGATCGGACTCTTCGGCCTCCAGAGACTTCACTTTGTCGGTGTAGGTATCCACGCGGTCCTTGCCCGGATCAGTGAGGGAGCGGTAGGTGAGGATGTGGCTGTGTTCACGGGGAGAGAGTTTTTCCATATCGGATTTTACCTTCGTTTCTTCCCATCCCATAAGATAAGAAGGGGAGCACTCCAATACCTCTGCCATTTTTAAGATGACTGTTCTTTTTATATTTTCAACTCTTCCGTTTTCATATTTGGCGATAGCGGATTTCTGAAGTCCGAGCAAATTGGCCAGTTCTTCTTGAGTGTATCCTAATTCGATTCTCCTCTGCCTTATGCGCTCTGCCATTCCCATATTGTTCAACTCCTTTCAAATTGAGTGTCTTAATAATACTACACGACTGACCGAAAAACAAGAAAAAGTGTCTTAAAAATCAAAATAAATTATTGACATGCCAGACACAGGGTGATAATATGAGAGTGTCTTAAAAAGACACACGAAAGGAGGGATGTGCGTGGATAAGTTAAGACTTGAATCGGTAATGCGGTTACACGGGGATACCGGAGAGACACTGTCTGATTACCTTGGAATCGCAAGAAGCACCTTTTCTGCAAAGAAGAATGAAACTAACGGGGCAGAGTTTACACAGGGCGAAATCGCAAAGATAAAGGCTCGTTACAATCTTCAGGCAGATGAGATTGATATGATTTTTTTTGCTGAAAAAGTGTCTTAAATAGACACTTTGCAAGAAAGGACCGTCATGAAAAAGTACACAGTAGAGTTTATCAATCACACTTCCAACGGAAACGAGTTTGTGGAGTTCTGGGAGATGTCCCGTCAGACCTTCTCAAAGTATGACTACAAGCAGATCCTGAGAAACCTGTTCTGGTACGGAGCCAGAAGCTATCAGTATGCATTCCTTACGGCCCGTGTCCGCTGTGAGGGAGAGGACGTCTTCGTCATCAAGTGCGATACCAAGACCAGTCGGGATGGGATTTACTCCTATGTGTCTATGGCTCGCCCGCGTGAGCAGTACTTTCCGATGAGAGTCATGGCGGTCGCGGTGTAAGAAAGTGATATGAGAATAGCAGGTGCGACATGAAAATGTCTGCGAGGATGAAGCTGAGCGCCAAAGAGGAAAGCCCCGCCGTGTGCGAGACGGCAGGGCCGCATACAGGCCTGCGAGATATGGTTGTTAGTTACAAGGGTGGTTATTTTTCAAGGATGAAGAGCCAGTTTCCAGACCCGGCGACAAACCGGCTCATGGATACGAGCTTCCATCCCTGCTTCAGAAGAGACTGCATCTCTTCCGAAGAATAAGTGAATTTTTTCTTCGTTGGCGTTCACCTCCATCCTCGCGGAGGTGTCAGGCCTGCAGAATCATCATATCACAAAAGAAGGAGGCAGTATGACCCTTTCAGAACTGTTCAGGCTTACAAACCTGATCAATGACAAGACGACGATCGTGATCCGGAAGAGGACGACTCTCTTCGGTACGGTCCGGAAGAAGGGTAAGTGGTACGAAGACCAGATGCTCGATTATGTACTTGCAAACGGAGCCGCTCCGGTGGCCGAGTTGAAGTACAGCAAGGTAAGGAATCTTTTGGAGGTCTGGACGGATGAAGAAGAGTGAACAGACAAAGATCATCATCCGGATCCTGATGGAGCACGGCATCATGGTCGACGATCGGATCCGGGATGCGGTCAAGGAAGCAGTATTGGAAATCAAGCGTGAGGAGTTCCGTCAGAAGAACGAGTGGAAAAGGAGGATGGGCCGGTGCTGAAAGTAGGCGACTTTATCTACTGCAAAGACAGGGATGATGAGGTGAAAACGATGTATGACCTTCAGGATCACGGCATTGAAACCGATTTTTATCACGATGATCCCGACGAACCGTACACGCTGCAGGTTGTTTCGATCGGAACTACGAAAGGAGGAAAGTGACGATGGATGGACCTACGATCTTAGTCCTTGTGAAGGACACAACTTATCTGACTGTAAAAGATATCGCCAAGAAGTATAACCAGAGCATCAAGACGGTCTACAAGATCGTAAGCGAGATAAAAGGGCAGGACAGATACAAAACAGCAAGGGTGGCCATAAACGAGGATGCCTGCAGCTTAATCAACACGCTGGTCTACGAGGACTACCTGTTTTACAGGGACAAGCTGAAGCATCGGAACATTGCGAGACATCTCCCGCCATATGATCCTGCAATTGTCAGGGCGCAGCATGGTGAATACAAGAGGGTGATGAAGTTCGATGGCGTCAAGGAGGCGGCACAATGAGGGAAAAATACGAACGTCTGAAGGAATGGGTCTGGGCCCTGATCGCTGCTGTGACAATCAACGGGTACATCAAAATTGACCTGACGATCATGCAGAGGATCCTTCTGATCTGGCTCTTGTGGTTCACAAGCCTCAGCCTGATCTACTTCGTGGAGGAAAGGATTGAACGGTATGAAAGCGAACATTGAGGAAATGTTCCTGGGCCTGTACAGGCTGCACAGGAAGGTGATGGCGACCGGAGCATACAGCCAGCTTGTAAAAACTCAGAATGGAGTGACACTGACGATCAACGAGTTCGGCATAAACTTCCCGGAGCACAGCTTCACATACAGGCTCCTGGGCGAAGATGCCACGGAAGACGAAGAAGAATATAGAAAGGCCGCTGACCACCTCGCGGAAGTCCTCGGCCTGAGAAACATAGCATAGGTATTATATCATGAAAAATAAGGAACAGACAACATTAGGAGAATACATATCAGGCCTTAAGCCCACAAAGCGGATCCGAATCGGATGCAAGCCGGGCGGCGGTTTTATCTACGAGGGGACGGTTGCAGATCTGAATCTCGCGATCCTGTATAAAAAGTGCTCGCTTGATTTCGCGCTGAAAGTTAGCGAGCGCATGGCGCTGTTTGCGACCGCAACAGACCACGGGAAGCTCAGGAAATCAATCCAGCCGCTTATGGATAAATTCTATAACATGAAACCATTCGGCACCCGGGAAGTGCTGATGGACTATCCAGGTCAGTTTGAACCGGATGTCCGTGTCATCATCATTCCGGGCGAGGAAAAGCTGTTTGATTATGAACCGGACGTGCCCCCCTTGACGCCTGAAACAATGGACGATCAGGCCGTTCAGAGGCTTGTGGAAGCAATTTATGAGGGCGCGGCGGAAGACCTGACCTGCAACCTGGCGTCCATGAAACGATGCGGAACAAGAGAGGGTAGAGACCGGGCAAGAGCCAGCGCACAGCACATCAAGAGATGGATCCGGTCGGATCCGTATGGGATACTTGACCAGCCGGAAGGAATCGTGACAGCCTGTCAGATCAGGGCAGAACAGATGATTGAGAGTAACGAAGTCAGCATGAAGAAAAGAAAATAGATGGGTGATTGAAGTATATGAGCATGAAGATCAACAGTCTTGAAATTGAAAATGTAAAAAGGATCAAAGCTGTAAAGCTGAAGCCATCCCAAAATGGCCTGACCGTGATCGGTGGAAATAATGGACAGGGAAAAACATCTGTCCTGGATTCGATCTTGTGGGCACTCGGCGGAAATAGCTTCCGGCCGTCTATGGCACAGAGAGAGGGATCTGTTATTCCGCCAAATATCCGCATCGTTATGAATAACGGTCTGGTTGTGGAGCGAAAAGGGAAAAACAGTGATCTGAAGGTTACTGATCCATCAGGAAGAAAAGGCGGACAACAGCTTTTAAACGAGTTTGTAGAAGAACTTGCTTTAAACCTTCCGAAGTTTCTGAATGCCTCCAACAAGGATAAGGCACAGACGCTTCTCAGGATCATCGGCGTCGGCGACAAGCTGGCCGAGATCGAAGATATGGAGAAACAGATATACAATGAGCGGACTATGGTCGGCAGGATTGCTGATCAGAAAAAGAAGTATGCAGATGAGCAGCCATATTATCCCGGCGTTCCGTCTACGCCTGTATCACCATTGGATCTGATCCGGGAACAGCAGGAAATCCTTGCTAAAAACGGAGAAAATCAGCGGAAGAGAGATCACGCCACAGAAATGGAGCGTAAAGCAGAACTTGCAGAAAAAGAGCTTTCAATAGCATATGCCGCTGTTGCAGAAGCTGAAAAAAGGCTGAATGCAGCGAAAGAAGCCTATAACAAGGCTTGCGAGGATAAGGACATTGCTTTTGCTGATGCAGCCGAATTGCAGGATGAGTCTACAGCAGAGTTGGAGGCCAGCATCGCCAATATCGATGAAATCAATCGGAAAGTACGTGCGAACCTTGACAAGGAAAAGGCAGAAGAGGATTCAAAGGGATATGCAAATCAGTATAATGCCCTGACTGCTCAGCTTGAAGAGGCAAGAAATGCAAAGACTGCTCTCCTGAAGAATGCAGATCTCCCACTTCCGGACTTATCGGTTAGTGACGGAGAACTGACTTACAAAGGTCAGAAATGGGATAATATGTCATCCGCTGAACAGCTCAAAGTTTCTGCTGCAATTGTACGCAGGCTTAACCCGGAATGCGGATTCGTGCTCCTGGATAAACTCGAACAGATGGACGTCAATACCATGAAAGAGTTTGGAGAATGGCTTGAGCACGAAGGCTTGCAGGCAATAGCCACCAGAGTATCGACAGGGGATGAGTGCAGCATCATTATCGAGGACGGCGAAGTTGTCGAAAACGTTCAGGGAGAATCGTCTGCACCGAAAATCAGTACAAAATGGAAAATCGGAGGTAATAGGTAAATGGCTTATAACATTTCAAGAGGGCCCGAATTCAAGGCGAAGAAAGTAGTGATTTACGGTCCGGAAGGAATTGGAAAAACATCACTTGCTTCCAGATTCCCAAATCCGCTTTTTATCGATACGGAAGGATCTACCGCAGATTACGACGTAGCAAGATTTCCGGCACCTACAAGCTGGCAAATGATCATGCAAGAAGTACAGGAGGTAAAAAGGAATCCTCAGATCTGCGGCACATTGGTAATTGATACAGCAGATTGGGCTGAACATCTTTGCGAGCGTCATGTCTGCAGCAGTAAACAAGTCCAGAGTATTGAGGATTTTGGGTACGGAAAAGGATATGTGTATCTTCGGGAAGAATTCGGAAAACTGCTGAATGAACTTACCGATGTTGTTAACGCAGGTGTTAATGTCGTGCTTACAGCACATGCCCAGATGCGCAAATTCGAGCAGCCGGATGAAATGGGAGCCTATGACAGGTGGGAAATGAAGATGTCGAAACAGGTATCGCCGCTTGTCAAAGAATGGGCCAACATGATCCTTTTTGCAAATTATAAGACATATGTAATCAAGGAAAACAAAGACAGCAAGAAAGGCAAGGCCCAGGGTGGCCAGAGAGTGATGTATACCTGTCATCATCCGTGTTGGGATGCCAAGAACAGATACGATCTGCCGGACATACTTCCGTTAGATTATGAAGCAATCAAGAGCATTATTGAGCCTCTGACGACTCAAGGACCGGTAAATGCCGCTCCTGATCAGGCACCAGCTGAAAGCACAACGTCAAAACCGTCTGTCGCTCCCGTTCAGGAAGCTGCTGCGGAAAAGAAAGCCTCCAGGAATTTCAATCCTGATGAAATAGACCAGGCAATACCGAAGAATTTGAGGGATCTCATGATCGCGGATAATGTGCATGAGTGGGATTTACAGAATATCCTCTCGGCATGGGGGATTCTCGATTCGACAATGCCCGTGAGGGACTACACAAATGTCACAGAAGACGGTGTTTCGATTATTGATGGATTCCTGATCCCTCAGTGGTCTGATATCAAAAAAGCAATCGACGAAGCATACAAGAACCAGGAAATACCATTCAATTAAGGAGGACATAAGAAACTATGGCATGGAATATTGGTGGAAACACAGGCTATGGCACACAAAACGCAACACAGGGATACACACAGCCCCAGACCGAGGACAGAGAATTCTCATGGGATGGAGACATGATCAGCAATGACGGAAGCGAATACATTCTCCTTGCTCCGGGCGATTACGATTTTACGATCGAGAAGTTTGAGCGCTCCAGAAGCAATGGCAGCGATAAGCTCCCGCCATGCAATATGGCCGTTGTGTATTTCACGGTTCATTCCCCACAGGGCGATGTAACTGTAAGAGAGAATTACCTGTTGCATACCAGGATGGAATGGAAATTGTCTGAGCTTTTCTGTGGCGCCGGCCTTAAAAAGAAAGGCGAATCCTGTCCGTTAAACTTTAATGCACTTCCTGGGAGAAGCGGACGTCTGAGAATTAAAAACGAGCAGGGAACTGGAAAGAACGCAGGAAATACATATAACCGGATCGACAAACTGTATCCGCAGGGATAAAAACTATGGCAATCATGGAATTACGGCCGTATCAGCAAGAAGCTGTAGAAGCTGTAGAAGAACAGTGGAACAGCGGCGTAAGAACTACGCTACTGGTTCTTCCTACCGGCTGTGGGAAAACAATCGTGTTTTGTTCCATCGCAAAGGATGTGGTCCGTAAAGGCGGGAAGGTATTGATTCTGGCACACAGAGGTGAGCTTCTTGATCAGGCTGCAGATAAACTGAAAAAGGCCACCGGCCTTGGATGCGCGATTGAAAAGGCAGATCAGTCATGTCATGGATCATGGTTCCGGGTAGTAGTTGGATCTGTTCAGACCCTTATGCGGGAAAAACGTCTGAATCAGTTCAGTGAAAACTATTTCGATACCATTATCGTAGACGAGGCTCATCACGCTATTTCAGACAGCTATCAGACAGTGCTGCAGCATTTCTCTGGCGCCAATGTTCTTGGGGTTACCGCAACACCAGACAGAGGTGATATGCGTGATCTTGGTACATTTTTCGAATCAAAAGCTTATGAATACACACTGCCGCAGGCTATCAGGAGCGGATATCTCTGTCCTATCAAAGCTTTAACAATTCCGCTGACATTAGACATTTCGTCCGTAGGCATCAGCTCCGGAGATTTTAAGGCGGGAGAAATCGGGACAGCCCTGGATCCGTACCTGGAAGAGATTGCTGTACAGATGACGAAATACTGTAAAAACCGTAAGACGGTTGTATTTCTGCCACTGGTTAAAACTTCCCAGAAGTTCAGGGATATTTTGAACAAGCACGGATTTATGGCAGCAGAAGTGAATGGAGAGAGTCTGGACCGTGAACAGGTTCTGCAGGCGTTCGATCGCGGTGATTATAACGTACTGTGCAACTCGATGCTTCTGACAGAGGGATGGGATTGTCCGACAGTTGATTGCATCGTGATCCTCAGGCCAACGAAAGTCAGGGCTTTATATTGCCAGATGGTAGGACGGGGCACAAGACTTTCTGAGGGAAAAGATCATCTGCTTCTTTTGGATTTTTTATGGATGACATCAAGACATGACCTTTGCAGGCCGTCTGCCTTAATAGCAGAAACAGAAGATGTCGCAGCCATGATGACGAAAAATTTAACCGAAAAAGCCGGTGAAGAATTTGACATCGTAGAAGCGGAAGAACAGGCAGAAGTTGACACGGTAATAGCCAGGGAAGAAGCACTGGCTGAACAGCTCGCAGCTATGCGAAAGCGTAAAAAGAAGCTGGTCGATCCTCTGCAGTTCGAGATGTCAATCCAGGATAAAGACCTGATCAATTATGTCCCTTCATTTGGCGCTGAGTTAAAGCCTGTATCAGACCGACAAAAAGAACAGTTGGAACATCTTGGGATATTTCCTGATGATATCCAGACGGCAGGCAAAGCAGATAAGATCCTTGATGCGCTTCATAAACGCCAGAATCAAGGACTTGCAACACCAAAACAGATACGTCGGCTTGAAATGTATGGATTCCAGCATGTGGGGACATGGAGCTTCGAAGCAGCTACCAACATGATCAGCAGAATCGCGGCTCAGGGATGGCGATCCGCTCCTCATGGTGTAGATCCACAGACTTATGTTCCACCTGCACCAAAGCTGAAAAACGAGCCCGATGGATGGGGATTTCTGAATTATGGATAAGAAAACCGATTTACTTGAAATCTTAAATTACATCGATCCTGCAGGATTATCGTATCAGGAATGGTGTGATGTAGGAATGGCTCTCAAATATGAGGGGTATTCTGCAGACGATTGGGACGCATGGAGCCTTAAGGATCCGGCCAGATATCACTCAGGTGAGTGTGCAAGAAAGTGGAGTGGCTTTCACGGATCTTCGACACCAAGGACCGGCGGCACGATCATCCACATGGCTCAGGAGCGCGGATGGCATCCGTCTGTATCAGATCCAGGACATGAGCTTGACTGGAATGACACCATTGTGGTCGACAAGGACTGGCTGGAACCAAGGGAAACAAACGAACCGACAGATACCTGGGACCCGAAAAGGGAGCTGATCCGTTATCTGGAAGTACTGTTTGAGCCTGGCGAAAATGTTGGTTATGTAACGGAATCCTGGGAAAAGAAGAATAAAGACGGCACATCCAAGTATGTCCCTAAAAACAAAGGCTGCTTTGACCGGACAGCAGGCCAGCTGATCGAGGCCCTGAATGAAACAACAGATATCTGCAATGTTATCGGCGATTACGATAAGAATGGCGGAGCATGGATACGTTTTAACCCCCTTGATGGTAAGGATGTTAAAAACGATAATGTCACGGAATTTCGGTACGCGCTGGTAGAGTCAGATAATATGCCGATTGAACAGCAGAACGCTCTTGTACGCGAGCTGGAGCTTCCAATTGCTGTCCTGGTCCATTCTGGCGGCAAGAGCGTGCATGCGATCGTTAAGATCGATGCGAACGACTATACCGAGTACAAAAAGCGTGTCAATTACCTTTACGACGTATGCCAGAAAAACGGTATGGTCATTGATACGCAGAACCGTAACCCGTCAAGACTCTCCAGGATGCCTGGTGTACTCAGGGACGGCCGAAAGCAGTTTATTATCGACACCAATATCGGAAAGAACTCCTGGAATGAATGGCAAGAGTGGATTGAAGGTGTCAATGATGATCTTCCGGATATTGAGGATCTGAGCAGTGTCTGGGATAATATGCCGCCGCTTGCTGACGAATTGATCGCCGGCGTACTCCGTAAAGGCCATAAGATGCTGATTGCAGGGCCCAGCAAGGCGGGAAAATCTTTTCTGCAGATTGAGCTGGCTATTGCAATTGCAGAAGGAAAATCATGGATCAACTGGCAGTGTACACAAGGCAGGGTAATGTATGTAAACCTGGAACTGGATCGGGCAAGCTGCCTTCGCCGTTTCAAGGATGTATATACGGCCATGGGACTGGCACCGCGAAATATCCATAACATCGATATTTGGAATCTGCGTGGTAAGTCTGTGCCGATGGATCGGTTGGCACCAAAACTGATCCGCAGAGCTGCAAAGAAGAACTATACAGCTATTATCATTGACCCGATCTATAAAGTTATTACGGGTGATGAGAATTCCGCAGATCAGATGGCTGCCTTCTGCAACCAGTTTGATAAGGTCTGCACTGAGTTGAATTGTGCTGTCATATATTGCCACCATCACAGCAAAGGTGCCCAGGGAGGGAAAAAATCTATGGACAGGGCTTCCGGATCAGGCGTTTTCGCAAGGGATCCGGATGCGCT